CCATTTTTCGTGTGCCTCCTGGGCGTCATTGGCGTAGAGGGAAGATATGCAGACGGTCGTCGAAACTCCTACCTATATCAGCGCTGCCAAAGCGGCGGGCATCAGCGATGACGAGCGCACAGCTATCGTGGATCACATTGCCGCTAACCCGACGATCGGCGACATCATCGAAGGCGGCGGCGGGGTTCGCAAGGTCCGGGTGCCACGCGAAGGAAAGGGTAAGAGCGGCGGTTACCGCGTGATAACCTATTACCAGAACGCTGACGAACCGGTCTTTTTGATCACCGTCCTGTCGAAGTCCAAGCAGGACAACCTGACGGACGATCAGAAGAAGAAAGCCAGGGCTGCGGCGAAAGAGATTAAGAAAGGAGAATGATCGTGGATGACGAAGATTTCGCCGGGATCATGTCCGGCCTAAACGATGTGAAGGATTATTACGAGGGCAAGCGCGAAGGATACGTGGTCCACGAACCGGTTGACGTGAAGGCCGTCCGTGCGGTGACGAAGCTGTCCCAGGCCAGATTTGCCGAGGTCTATCATCTTCCGCTGCCGACGGTGAAGGGGTGGGAACAGAACCGCCGCGCCCCGGATCAGCCTGCCCGCGTCCTGTTGCAGATGATCGCCACAGACCCGACCGGCGTCGCGAAGATGATCGAGCGGATCGCGCAACCGGCCTAAATTGGGACGTTCAGAAAATGAACGTCAGATTAATGACGCTTGCCAACTATTCCGGATCGGCGCATGCTTCGATCGCGACCCGAAGGCTGTAACAAGTCTTCAAATAAACTCGGCCCATCCGAACTGTCGGGTGGGCCGTTTCTTTTACCGCGACGGTTAACCCGATCTTCGCACCTGTGGCGTAATTCATGTCGAACAAGAGATCGCCATTTTCACGGCGCTCCGAATTCAGCAGCGGCGAACAATATCGGCCCGATCGTCTCCCTGGTCGGGCCATTTTTTTGACTCGGGAATGCGCAACGCATAGTAGGAAGTCGGGCGGTCCCGCAGGCGCGGTCGTTACCCCGGTCGCGTCGTTCAGCGGTTGGGGCCGTCCAACCACATTGCGTTAAATACGTGATGCCCGCCAAACCCCCGGTATTCGGTCATAAGAAGCCCGCCCAGCGCCTCGGTGGATCGACCCATCTGCGCGACCATTCCAACGCCTATCGACGCCTGTGCGCCCGCATTCTCGCCCTGGAGCCGCTGTGTCGATACTGCCGACACAACGGTCGCATCACGCCTGCGCGGGTGGTCGATCACGTCGTCGCGCTGGCTCTCGGTGGAAGCAATGACGGGGGCAACCTGGCCCCCGCGTGTGCGCCTTGCAATGATGCGAAAGGCAGGGTTGAAGCGCGGTTCGTCCGCTGTGGTCACGATGTTCGCGATATCATGGCTGACCAGGAACTGGCGGACTGGATCAAGCGCGGCAGGCTTCGTCCCGACGGTTGAACCAGTCGTCGGCGCGCGGAAGCCACAGCGAGATGACGCCAGCGATTTGCGTGACAGTCGATGCGATCGGAAATTCGCGGATCACCTCGTCGGCGTAAAAGAACTGTGCCGCCCATCCAAGAAAAGCAGCCCCGGCCAGGACCGCCAGCGACAGCCATCCCCGCGCGATCCGAGACCGTCCCAGCAACGCCAACGCGGGAACGAGGAAGAACGCGACCAGCACGATGATGAATGGTCCGGCCAGGTCGCCGAAAGCAGCCTGGAGCGGCCCGACGTTGATGACGTTGTTGCCGATTGTATAGCCGATGGTGCCGATCAGTGTTGCGGCGCCGAATGCCGCTGAAAATGGTATGCGCATAATGGTTTGCCTCCGTGTGAAACCGGTCGAGGAGGCAGATATTTAGCGGGCTGTCGAGGCTCGAACGCTAAATAGAGACGTTGCTCCCGTGCTGTCGGATTGCGGTGACGACCAACGATCCGGCAGCACAATCGCCCCATATAGTGGGGCGGGCAAAATCATAATATACCATATATTGGGACTACCGCAGCCCAGGCTTTTTTTCACGCGTCCGAATTAAAATTTGGGGTCTGACGATGGCCCCAGACGATAAATACCCGGATGATATACCACCACACGCGATGAAGCCCGGAAAAAAGCTATCCGATCCAGCCCGCAAAAAGCTAGCTGGCACCCACAAGAAAAGCGTCGATAACAACGTCGTCAGCATCACGCCCGACCTGGTGCGCGACGTGCCGGTCATGCCCGCCTGGCTGTCCGACAAAGCGAAGGAGGTATGGGCGGCGAACGTCGAGCGCGTTGTCGCCGTCGGCGCGACTAGCATCGACAGCGAAGCCTTCGGCCTATTCTGCGATACCATGGCGGTCTTCATTAGCAGTCCGGAAACGGCGAACGCGGCCTTCCGCTCGGAGTTGAGGAAGCAGATGGAGTTATTCGGGATCGCCAGCGCTAAGTCCCGCCTCGCGCGGATCGCGGCGGGGGAACCCGCGAAGACGAGTCCGTTCAGCGTTCGCGCGAGTTAGACTTTTCCCAGACCACCTTTCCTGGTCCGGCTGATCCAGGAAACTGCCATCCAAGACGCGTTACCGTATCGATCACGTCGGCAACGAGATGAATAATTTCTTGCCGAGTTTGTCGAAGGAAATCCACGTCAACTGGAGTGTCAAAGCGGCGCCTTTTGCGGTCGATGTAGAACGGGATAGAGCGCCCTTCATCGTCCGGTAGTCGCCAGGAACCATGGCATACGGCGTTCCGAAGTTCAGCAGCGTCACGGAGTTTGCTCACAAGTTCCTCGTGTGTTTCAGAAGCTGTGGACGTGTGATCCCGAACGGCTCGATCAAAGGTTGCGATTTGCGCACCCAAGGCATCGGTGACGGCCTTTTCCAGCACGCCAGGCCATTTTTCCAACGCAGCCTCGATTTCGGTATCGTCGTATTCTCGGGTCGTGGTCAGGGCAAATATCGCCTGCGTCAATGTTTCTTCCAGGAACCCGAAAGTTCCCACTGCGCGACCAAGCTCTTCCCAAAAGATTGCGTCATGTCGATGGGTCGGAAAGTCCTTTGGAAGGTTGTATCTATCGATCGAAAAAGTGTCCTCTGGGGCAGTCGCGTCAGAATGGCGTTCTGATTTAGTGGAATCTGCATCTGGCATGCGGCGGACTTTCATAAATATCGGGTGCGATATCCCCGAAATTCTTACGCTTGGACAGCAGTCGATTACGCCAAGCGCGTCGTCGCTGGCAAGGTGCCCGCGTGTTGGCAAATTCGCGCCGCCTGTCAGCGAATGCTCGATGACTTCGACCGCAGCGACATCACGTTCTCGGTCAAATATATCAACCACGCCTGTGCGTTCGTTGAGGCGCTGGTCCATATCAAGGGCCAGTGGGCCGGTCAGCCAATTCGGCTTGAGCCTTTCCAGGTCTGGATCATCGCCAACATCTTCGGCTGGGTCCGCAATTCGGACGGCCTTCGCCGGTTCCGATCCGCGTTCATCCTGTTGCCTCGCAAAAGCGGAAAGTCGCTGATCGCCGCCGCCATTGCGCTCTACATGGTCTTCGCCGACGGCGAGCCGGGTGCCGAAGGATATTGCGGCGCGACCAACCTGGCCCAAGCCAGCGAAGTATTTGGTCCGGCCAAGCGCATGGCAGAACTGTCACCGCATTTCCTCGAAACGTTCGGTGTCGAAGTCATGGCGAAATCGGTCTTTTGTGAAGCGACCGGCCAATCGTTCGTGCCCGTCATTGCGCGCACGAAGGACGGATCGTCACCGCATCTCGCCATTTGTGATGAACTTCACCAGGCCATCGACGACACGCAAATTCAGGCGTTCCGAACCGGCATGGGCGCACGTCGTCAGCCCCTGTTGCTCGTCATTTCGACCGCTGGCACCAACCTAGCTGGCGTTTGCCGCACCGAGCAGCTTGCCGCCGAGGCTGTTCTGCGTGGTGGTTCGATCGACGACAAACTGTTCGCGGCTATTTGGACGATCGACGCTGACGACGACTGGCGAGATTTCGATAGCTGGATCAAGGCGAACCCCGCGATCGGCGCATCGCTCTCCGAGGAATTCCTGCGCGACAAGCTGAACGAAGCGCTTCAGTCCCCGGCGAAGGCAGCGGCGGCACGCACCAAACACCTGAACGAATGGGTGGCATCGGCGGCCGGATGGTTGAATCAGAACGATTGGGCGAACGCGGCCGACCCGACGCTCGACATTATGGCGCTCGCTGGGCGTCCCGCGTTCCTCGCTGCCGACCTTTCGACGAAGCAGGATTTGACCAGCATTAACGCGGCTGTCCCGCTCGATGATGGACGCCTTGCGATCTTTCCTTGGTGTATGGCCCCCGAAGGCGCGGTCACCAATAGCCCCAATTCATCGGCATATGCGGAATGGGTCGAACGCGGCGATCTTATCCAGACGCCTGGTAGTGCGTCATCGTTCGCCGAAGCCGAGGAACGCCTGGAATGGCTGCGCCAGCACTTCGACGTGAAGGTGGCGGTCTTCGACCAATGGCAGGGGGAAGCGGTGCGCCAGCGTTACGAGGCGGCCGGTGTGTCAACGATGATTTGGCAGGCGAACAACCGAGGCGCCTGGACGATGGCAATGGATGATTTCGAAGCCGACCTGAAAAACGGCCTGGTGGTCCATCCCGGCAATGCAGTGTTGGATTGGTGCGCCGCCAATATCTGCGCCTCGACCAGGGGCGTGACCCGTATTCCTGTCAAACCGTCGGGGCAAGACCACCTCAAGATCGACGCCATGGTGGCGACCATCATGGCTTACGCAGCCGCGTCCGTCGAACCGCCACCGGCGCGCGCTGACATCGCCCTGGAATTTTGGGACTGACTAAATAGTCGATGGGAAAAATCATCGACTTTCTGTTCGGTCATCCGGTCGAGCAGTCGTTCGCCACCAAGTCCGCCACCATGGCAACCGTCCCGGTTCATTCGCCCGAAACGATCGAGCGACAGCTTCGCGACGAGCAGGAATTCGGCACGTCCGCGATTGCGATTTCGGCCGTCTTTGCCTGCGCGCGCGTCATTGCCGAGGGCCTGGCGCTGCCACCTTGCTATCTCCACCAAACAGACGCGCGCGGCAAGAAGCTGGCGACCCGCCATCCGCTGTATCGGTTGCTCCACCTGGCGCCGAACGACCGGCAGACTTCATACGAATTTCGCGAGCAGATCGGCCTCCACCTTGCGTTGAATGGCAACGCCTTCGTGTGGGTCAACCGCAGCCGTGCAACCAATGAAATTCTCGAAATGCTGCCGATGGACCCCGGTTCGGTGACCGTGCTGGTCGATCCGTCGGTGATCGGCGCGCCTGTCCGCTATTTCTTGTATGGACGGGAAGTCCCCGCCGACCAAATCTGGCATTTGAAGGGTCCGGCCTGGCGATCATACGAAGGCATGTCGGCGGTCAACACTGCGCGTCAGGCTATCGGCCTCGCGCGTCACGCCGAGAAATTCGCCAGCGATCTATTCATCAACGGCGGCAAATTGTCTGGTTTGATCAGCGCCAAGACGCCGATGACCGACGACCAGGTTCGACAGCTTCGCGAGGCATGGTCGCGCGCCTATTCCGGCCCAGGAAAGCAGCACAAGACCGCCTTTCTTCCCGCCGACCTGGCTTATACGCCGATGTCCGCGACAGCGACCGACGCGCAGATGATCGAGGCGCGGCGTTACCAGATCGAGGAGATTTGTCGGTTCTTCCGCGTGTCGCCGACGAAGGTTTTCCAGTCTGGTGGATCACAGTCCTATGCCAGCGTCGAGCAGGCGCATATCGCGCATGACCAGGATACGGACGCCCATTGGCACGCCCGGTTCGTCCAGTCTGCGTCCGTTCATCTTCTAACGGCGGCAGAGCGCGCGGCCGGTTACACCATCAGTCTCGACAATCGCGATTTCCTCCGTGGCACCGCCGTCGAGCGGATGACCTATTATAACGCTGGCATCGCGGCCGGGATCATCACCCGCAACGAAGCCCGCGAAATGGAAGGGTTCGACCGTTCGGATGATCCCACCGCTGACACCCTGACACCTGCCGCGAACCTGTTCGGCCCGGACCAAGCCCAGCCCGCCGCAGCATAAATATTAGTATGCAGAGAAAGGCCCTGGCACTGCGCGAAGTAAAGTTCGCGCCACCGATCGATGACACGTCTGTCCGCGAATTTAGCGGATACGGCGCGGTGTTTTCGAACATCGACAGCTACGACGATATCATAGCGCCTGGTGCGTTCGCGGCGTCGATCGCCGAGCACAAAGCCGCTGGCACCATGCCTGTGATGCTGTGGAATCACGACGCGATGGCGATGCCGATCGGCGTGTGGACCGACCTTTTTGAAGACGATCATGGCCTGAAAATGTCGGGCCGGTTCCTCGACACCGTCGCCGGTCGCGATGCCTACACGATCGCCAGGGCGGGCGCCGTTACCGGCCTTTCGATCGGTTACATCGTCACTGCATCTGAACTGGAAAAGCGGGACGGCAAGACCGTCCGCGTCATCACCGAGGTGAAGCTGATCGAAGTCAGCCTGGTGACCTTTCCGGCCAATGATCTGGCCCGCGTCAACGACGTAAAATCCCACATGGAGACAGAAGAAAACATGAAATTGCAGCGCAAGTCGCTCGAACGCCTGGCCGAACTATTCGGCGAAGCGAAAGACCTGATCGACGGTCTCGTAGCCGAAGCCGACGAAGAAAAGTCTGAGGTCGATGATCAGGCCGAAGACGAAGAAAGTATCGAAGGCGAAGAAAATTCATCGGATGACCCGGAGTCGGAAGATGAAGTCGAGGCACTGTCCGACGAAGAGATCGAAGGCGAAGCTAAATATAATTTGACGGCACGAATTGAGGCCGTGCGTAACCTAACCCTTGCTGTGAAAAACCTGGAGAACCATGGCCGATAAATTCCTCGACGAGATCAACAATCTCGCTACTGCTGTTACCTCGCGCTTCGACGACATCGAAGGCAAAATGAAGGCTCTCGAAAAGGCGGGTAACCGACCGACCATCGACGGCGCGGAAAATCCCGAACTCAAGTCGGCGTTTAACGCCTTCCTGCGTGGCAACCAGGCCGAATTCAAGGCTATGTCCGCCACTGGCACCGACGAAGGCGGTGTGACCATCCCCAAGCAGATGGCCGCAAGCATCCGTGCCCGCGTGCAGGAAATCTCGCCGTTCCGCAGTGTTGCCGAAGTCGTCACCGTTTCCACCCCCGACTACCGCATTCCGTTCGCCACCACGGGCGCCGATGCTGTCTGGGTTGGTGAAAAGGACGCACGTCCCGAAACTTCCGCACCCAAGATCATCGAACTGACGCCGTCGTTTGGCGAACAGTATGCTTCGCCGTTCGTCACGCCGACCCTTCTGGAGGATTCGGCCTACGATATCGAAGGTTTCCTGGTGAACCAGGTCGCGATCAAGTTCGCCCAGATGGAGGGCGCCGCCTTCCTGAACGGCACCGGTATCGGTCAGCCCAAGGGCATCCTGACCGTTGCTACTGCCGCGACCGCCGACAAGGCCCGCGCGTTTGGCACGCTTCAGCACGTCACCAGCGGCTCAGCGTCGAACCTGACGAGCGCCGATCCGCTGCGAAAGCTGGTTTACAGCCTGAAGGCCGAATTCCGCGCAAACGCCAAGTGGATCGCCAACCGCGACACCATCGGCACCCTGATGTCGTTCAAGGATTCGACCGGCCGCTATCTGTGGCAGGACGGCCTCGAAGCTGGTCAGCCGGGTCGTTTCATGGGCTATGAAGTGGTCGAAATGGAAGACATGCCCAACATTGCGGCGGGCGCTACCCCGATCATGTTCGGCGATTTCCGTCGCGGCTATACCATCGCGGATCGCGTCGGCATTTCGATGCAGTATAACCCCTACGCCTTTGCCCCCTATGTCGCGTATCAGACCCGCGCCCGCGTGGGCGGCACGCCGACCGACACCGACGCGGTCAAGATTCTGAAGATCGCGGCCTAATCGGCTTCGACGATCGAAACCAAAAGAGGGGCCGGGGAAACCCGGCCCTTTTTCGTGCCAAGATAAATACCGGCGTGAAGAGAATTTCCGCCCCCGCATTCCCCGCCGTTTCTGCCGTCCAGTTGCGCGAATGGCTGCGCCTTGACCCTGATGTCGATGCCGACACCCTCGACCTGCTGCTCGGTTCTGCGGTTGATCACGTCCAGGCCCTGACCGGCCAGATCGTCGTGTCGGCCGATTACGCGACGGTTCTTCGCGGCCCTGGTTGCCATGTCATCACCATCAGCAACGCAACGGCCGTCGCGCTGTTCGACCAAGCTGGTGACCCGATCACCGACATCGATATCGTCGAAGCCAGCGTTCATGGCGATCTTGTTTTCGTCGAAGTGGTTCCGCCCGACCTTGGCCCGGTCACCGTCCGCGTGACGGCTGGCTGGACGACCGAAAAGGCGGTTCCCGCATCATTGCGCCACGCCATCGCCGTCTATGTCGGGGCCGCATACGACAGCCGCCACGCCATCGACGACGCTACGCTTCGCACGGTCGCGGCCCTGTGCCAGCCCTTTCGCCGGATCGTCATTTGACCATGAAGATCGACGCCGGGGCGCTGGATCGCCGCATCGAAATCATGGTTCAAACGAAGGTTCGCGACGCGGTCGGCCAGGAACGATCGACCTGGACCGTCGCCGCGACCGTCTATGGCCAGCGTCTGGAACTGCGCACGTCGGACATAGCGCGCGGAGCCGGTCGCCAAGCCGTTCCTGCGGCCCGCTATCTGATCCGCTACCGGCCCGGCCTGACGGTCGCGCACCGAATTCGAGTGGACGGTCAGACTTATTCCATTGTTGCGATCGACGAACCGGATCGTCGCACGACGCTGGTCGTCACGGTCGAGGGGGTCGCGCAATGACCGTCACCGTCACCACGACCGGGTTCGCCGCGCTCGATACCCGCATGAAATCGCTGTCGAACGACATCGCCACCAAGGTCGGCCAGTCGGCTAACCGTGCTGGTGCGGTCGTGATCCAAAAAAAGATCAAAGAAGGCGTCCCAATCGGCCCGCACGCGGAAGGGTCGATCCGCAATCGCACCCGGAAATCGGGCAAAGTCGTCCAGGAAAAGCACACCAAGATCATCAACAACGTCAAGGTGCGAAAAGTCAGGGCGGAAGCTGGCCGGGTCGTCAATGCGATCGTGGTCGGCAAAGATGCGTATCACGCTTCGTTTGTTGAATTTGGCAGCATCCATAATGCCCCGAACCCGTTTTTCCGCACCGGCTTTGCGCTCGCGAGCGAAGATGCCGTCGATCAGGTCAAAAAGGTCTTGGCCCGTCGCCTCGACAAGGCAGGCGTGTGATGATCGAGGCCCAGCTTGTCGCCCATCTCGCGGACCTTGCGCCGCCCATGTATCCCGGCGCCGCTCCGCTCGACTATTCGACGCCCGCCGTCGTCTACAATCGGATCACAACCGACCCCAGCGATGACCTGTCCGGTTGGACCGGCGAAGGCTGGCTGACGTTCCAGATCGACGTTTACGATCCCGCCTACCTGGTCGCGAAGGAACTGGCGGCCGACATCCGCGATCGCATGATCGAATGGGACGACGAAACGGTCCAATCGGTGACCTGGATCGGCGAGACCGACATGATCGACGAAACCACCGATATCAGCCTGTTTAGGACGATGCTGCAATTCCGTCTTTACGCCACCCTCTGATCGACAGGTTAATGCGCGCCATTGGCTAAATAATTGCGTGCGGCGCGCCTTTGCGTCGAAAATCATACGGAGACGCAAATAAATTATGGCATCTGGCGCAGTTCATAGCCGCAAAACGAAAATTGAAATCACCGACGGTTCGACCGAGGTCCAGATCAAGGGCCTTACCGGATTTTCTGGTCTGGGCGGTGGTTCCGCTTCCGTCATCGACGTGACCGATCTCGACAGTGACGCAAAAGAAAAGATGATCGGTCTGGCCGACGAAGGTCAGGTCACCCTGTCGCTCAACTATATGCCCGCCGATCCCGGTCAGGTCGCCCTCGAAGAAGCGCGTCTGTCGGGCGAACTTTCCGAATTCGTCATCACCCTTCGGAGCGGTGCGACCTACACCTTTTCCGCCGCCGTGCTGTCGTTCGAAAAGTCGGGCGGTGTTGACGCGGTTATCGCCGGTTCGGTCGCGCTTGAAGTGTCGGGCCTGGTCGTGAAGGGCACCGCCGCCTAATGGCGATCCTTTCAAAGGGGGCGATCTTCGCGGCCGCCCCCGCCACCATTGAAGTCCAGATTCCCGAATGGGGCGGCTCGGTCATGGTCCGCGCCTACAGCCTGATCGACCGTATCGCGCTGATGGATGTCGCGACCGAAAACGACCACGCCGTCGAACTCTTCCAGCGCGATCAGGCACTGGACGAAGAAAACCGGGAAGGCCTTGCCGAGGTGAAGCGGTTCGACGCCGCTGTCCTGGAGATCATCCATAGCTGCGTCGATGACACCGGCGCCCGCCTGTTCGATCTGGCCGATCACGACCGCATTCGAGCGCTGTCCTACACCTCGCTGCAAGCGATCCTGATCGCGATCCGGCAGATCAACACGGTGCCGGACCAGGCTGCGCTAAAAAAAAGTTCAGACTGAACCCTAATCGGCGGTTTCTCTTCCGCCTGGCTCTTCAAATGGGCCGGACGGTCGAGGAACTGTCTTCGACTATGTCGATGGACGAATACCACGAGTGGCAGGCATATTACGAGGTCGAACCATTTGGTT